TAGCAACTATCAACGCAATCCATGATATTTCTAATAACGTCAGACACATCCTCCGGCGGGATATGCTCCATGACATCGGTGCAATAGCCGATATTGCCGCTGACGCCGATTGGCTTGGTCAGGTCGGCTACCGTAAATGGCAAGTTATTGCCTTCGTCCCGGCAATTATCAGCAAAATCAACGAGTTGCACTTCGCAACTGGTCAGGTCGGCAATCTTCTGACCGCCCCGGCCTGTGCCGCAGCCAAAATCTACAATGACATCGGTTAGCTTGGGGTCTGCAATCTGGACAAAATGCTCCGCAAAAGCCTCGCCGGGGGCAATTTCCCGATAAAGCGGCGTTTGCCACATAGCCTGATATTTCTCGACTTCCGACATGGGCGGTGGCGGCTCAGACATGGCCTTGGCAATAGCCGGAAGAAGCCCGTGGCCGTGGACTTGGATGATTGTGTCTTCTTCCGCAAGCTGCTGGGCTGCGGTCTGGAACTCCATAGCCTGACGGGCCATCCAAGGGGCGGCAATATACTCCTTACCGCCGATCCAATAGCTTTCGCGGGGGTCTTCGGCATTGGCCGCTTGGATGTAGGCATGGCCTTCGCCATTAGAATAGCTGGAATCAAAGCCATACAGGTGGATATGCCGGTAGCCCATGCAAAAGGCGATGCTCATGGCCTGAAGGCCAACGGTGGTCCCGCCGCCGATCAGGGCGCAAACGCGGTCCCCGATGTATTCCTGAATGCCCGGATAGGCCGGGTGCCACAAGGTAACGTCATGGCCGTCTAGGGCGTCAAACACGCCGCTGCTGCACTGGGACGCAATGAGGTACTTGGTGTTCTTATTGGGCTGAACAAAGCCCTGATTGTGCGCTCTGGCGTCCAGTAGCACAAAGTAGTCAGGGGTCACATCAACGCTGGCAAGGGTCGGAATAGTGCCATTTACGGCAAATACCGCCTGACCAGCGGCCTTGTGACCGGCAATCATGGGGAGCAGCGGCTTCATAGAAGGCCCGCCCCCCACAATCACAGCAACCCCATCGTGCGGCTCAGAAAGCTGCAACCACGGAAGATCACGGGCAACGGCAGCAGTTATGTTGCCGAAAACCTCGTGATCCTCCGTGTTGCACACGATAGGAATCGTATCATCTAGGTTAGATGGTACGATCATTAGGCAATGGCACCCTGCAGATGCGGACGATTGATCGACACGATAACAGTCGAAACAGTCGCAGCAATGGTAGCAAGGTTGGCCGAACGAGCACCCAGAACCTGCTTGCCAGACGCAGCGGTAGCCATAATGCGGCCAACGGTAGCGGACTGGTAAACAGCAACTTGAGCGTTGGTCGCAACGGCGGTCTTCTTAATGACCGCGAGGCCACCAATCTGATACCAGCCGAAAAGGCCAGCGGTGTTAGCCGCCATTGCAACGGCTACCGGGGTCGCCTGATTGGCCGTATTGGCCGACAGGGTGGTCTGGTAGGTCGTGGCATTGTAGGTCACCAGCGAGCCAATCACGGTGCTGGCAACGCCCAGCAGCATAATGAACTCACCTTCGCCGTAGGTGGGATCGAACGCGCGGCAAACCATGCCGAGCGTCGCCGGGGGCGTGGGAACGGCAGACGAGCCGTTCGCCATCGTAACACCGGAGTCAGTATTCGCGATCTGGAGCAAACCAGCGCGATTTTCAGTGAATGAATAAGCCATGCTTTAGTCCTTTCTTTATGCCTTAAGCATACAAAACGCCTTGGAACTGCGAACCGGAGCAGGTGAGGTTGCCCGCCCAGCCGATCAGCTTCACGATAGCGTCCTGATTGACGGACTGACGTTCGCCACCAATCGGAACGAAGTTGCGATCCACATGCGGGCGGAACATCAGGTACTTGGTGTTCAGGAACCACATATGATTGGCAGTCGCGGCAGAGCCGATACCACCGTCAAGCACAACATCCGACGCCATACCAGCGCCGTAATACTTGAGCGAGGCAAAGCCAGCGCCAGCCATCGACGAACCGGAGTCCGAAATGCGCTGGATGGACTGCAACGACTGCAAGTACAGGCGATAGTAGTTATTGTCGGCAACGATCAGGTCAGGCTTGTCCGTACCACGGATAAGCTGGACAGCCAGGGCATCCATATACTGCTGGATGTTTGAGGCAGTAACAGCCGCGCCGCCGTTGGTCAGGCCGGAATAAGCAACCGACTGCCAGAACGTGAACGAAGCGCGGTTGATGCCGCCATACGTTCCCGAGGTGGGTACGTCAGGAACAGCAGCCGCAAGGCCGGTGATGTTCTTGCCGCTGTTGCCAGTGCCGTCCAGATAGATGTCGCCCGAAATACGGTTAGCCAACTGGGCTTCCGCAACATTCATGCGACCATCCAGCAGGTCGATGATGGCTTCTTTGCCGGAGTTCTGGATCATTTCCAGACCGGAAATCGTCACCGCCGAGGCGTACTGAGTGATAGAGAACTGAGCAGCCGAAATGGGGCTGTTCTGCGACACGTTCAACACTTCGTAACCGCTGTACGAGTTGGTGTTGTTTGTGGTGCTATCATTATACATAATTTCCTGGAGGATTACGTTACCGCCAGAAAATGTCTTCACGTTGCCACGATCCTTCAAACGACGAAGGAGCGCGTTATTGTTGGTCACGTTGTCGGCCAGTTCACCGCTGCGGCTCTGAATGTTGGTCGCAATGATGTCACTGATCGAACTATTGGCGAAAGCCATTGGGTAGTCCTTTCCAGTTTATCAAAAACGCTCGTTCACACTGTCGAATTGTTCGAGCAGCATAGAGCGTCTATCTTGCGCTTTGGTCGATGTCTTAGCGCCGGGTGTGGAGCTTTTAACGCTAACCGCTGCCGCCTTAGCCGCTTTCGCAGCCCGATTGGCCGACGATGATTTCTGAGCCGCAGCTTCTGCATGTGAGCGTTGCTGGGTCTGCGAGAAAATATCGTCGTTAAGGCGAATCGCCTTTTCATAGGCGTCTTCTAACGTGCCAGCTACACCACTCTGTAGGAGTTGGATCATAACCGGGCGCGCTTCTTCAAAGTACTCTGCCTTACCGGCAAAGTTATTGATTTCTCCCAGCAAGGACTGGTTTTCGGCCTGTTCCTGTTGCTGTTTGAAACTGCTAATTTCCCCGCGAACGTTATTAAGTTCGTTTTGCAAGGCATAATAATTGGGATCAACTGGTCCGGCTTGTTGGTACGGATCGACTTCACCCAAATTAATTCCATAGGACCGCGCCAGATTGGCAAGGTATGCCCGCTTCTGGTCCGGCGGGCTATTACGCAGCACATGGTCAGCTTCCATGAGCGCCTTCACGGCGCGCGGAGCATCAATACCAAGACCTTGGATGGTGTTCATATAAGGCTGGATGGCCTCATTCATCTGGTCGGCAAACTGGGCTTTAGACCGCAGCGGCTCAATACCAGCCCGCATTTCCTCTTCGCGCTTGTAGGCGTATTCCTGCAAGCGGGGGTCAGCGGTCTGCCAGACTTCATGATAATCGCGCTTCCAAGAGGATGGCGGGCGCTTCCAGACGGGTTCATCAGCGTCCGGTTCAGCGGCGGGGGCGTCCTTGGCAGCTACATACTTGCCGTCTTCGGCGCGCGCCTTGGGCTGTTGTGGTTCGTTGGTTTCAACGTCGTCAAACTGCTGGGCCAGTAGCTCTTTGCGATCTACGCCCTTGTCATTGTCTTCTGGAACGATCTGGTCTTGGGTGTCCAAGTTCAGTTTCTCCGTAGCTGGTTAAGTATCTGATTAGCTTGGCGGTCACTCATGTCAGCCAAGCGCCTATGCAATAATTCCCGCCGATTGGTAGAAGGTGGCGGGGGTGTGTTCTGCATCTTCTCATTACCGATTTCGATGCAGTTATGTTGCCGAAGATGCTCCCTATGCTTGGACCGCGAAGTAATCAAGCTTCCGTCGACCATGCTCGTATAGGGTTGAATGTCAAGCATAATCTGAGGACTGTTGCTAGTCTCTGCGAGGTCTTCACGATACCAAGTCAGTTCGCCGTCATTGTACTCAGCTACTTTGCCTTTACTGTCGTATATTGCCTTGTACTTGCTCATAGAAGCACCATTAAGTCTTCGTCTTCCATTTCTAAGTATTGGGACCATAGTTCTTCAACGCGGTCTAAGTCTTTCATAAACTTATCAAAGTCAATGCGGGGCAACAAGTCTTTGCCTTTACTGCCTCTTTGCTTTGTCTTTACTTCAAAGCCCTCGACTAGCTCTTTAGCTACGTCCGGTTTGCCTTCAACAATGCGTTCATACGCGGCAATAATGTCCTCGCGCTTACGCTTAACCCGTTGATTTTCCTCATCAAACCGTTCCTTGAGGCGCTTGTGATAGTCGCCGTCATGGGTGTCATCGATAACAATAGGCGGCGGCGCTCCAGAAATCTGGAACGCATTGGTCTGGAAGGCATTAGATTGGAAGGCTGTCGCCACTATTTAGGTTCCGGTGCGACGTAGGGGGCGGGTGTGCCGTCGGGGTTAAGGACTTCAGCGCCGTTCTTCCAGTCTACGAGGAACTGCTGGTAGTCGGTGTTGTCGGGGTCTAGTGGTATGCACATTAGTTTTTCTTGATACCAAATAGAACAAACCTCGCCAGTAATTTTATTAGTTTGTAATTTATACATTTTATAACTCTGCCGTAAAAGTTACTACCGTCGTACCCTGCCCGCCATTGCCTAATATCCAAACTGACCCATATGATGTAGCTGGTGAAAAAGTGCCACTTATTGAAATATCCCCTCCGTTAACAGTTAGGTGACCGGCGCTTATTGATGCTGATGTAAGACTTCCTACCGTATTCCAAGGTACGCTTTCAACGTAAGGAGAAGCTGAATATAAAGATATTGTTGGTGTGGCTCTAAACGGAACTTTAGAAAAATACTCCATAATTGCCTGAGCAGTAGTAACTCCATTCATCATAAGAGTTTGAACAGTTTGATAATACCTCAAACACTTCCCCAACGACACCTGATAATCATCCGGCACGAACGGCGTGGCGATGGAGCCGACTTCGAGTTTGACGCCTGTTAGGAAAAAGTCGCCAGCCGTAGTGGCGCACAATTTAGTTGTGCTGGTTACTCCACGATAGTCCGCCGCTTGCCATGCGCCAGTAGCACTACCGGAGTAAGTTGCGCCGACACCCAAATCCCAGCTCACCTGAATACCAATGCCGTTGGTGACAAGCCAAGTACCCGAAGTGTCGCCGGGGACGGCAACGGTCTTGTACTCCCAAGTATTTGCAACGCTTATCGTGTACGTCGCGGGGTAAGAGCGGCTGTTCGCGCTGTTAAAGAAGCAGACGCCAAAGGTGCCGGTAACCGAGCTTTTGCACCAGAAGCTCAACAGAATAGCCTTGGCGTCGGCGGTGCCAAACTTCATGTCACCGCAGTTCAAACCCTCAACCTTTTGGATAATACCGGCAACCATAGTGGCGGCGGGGGCCGCTGCCGTACCGCCGTACAGATACTTAAGGCTGTTTATAAATCCGGGCGGCGTCGTGGACGCCAGAGACGCCTGCTGGGCCGTGAAGGTCTGCGTTGTCTGATTGACTAGGCGCACCAAAAATCTGTCAACGACATAAGTGTTGTCCGTTGTTACAGCAACACCGCGCTGGTCAATGACCATATCCCCATTGATGATCTTATTAGCGCCGCCAAGATTACTAATGTAGGCACCGCCAGAAATGCTGGCCGTCCCAGTCACCGCCAGAGCATTAGTGCCAAGCGTGGCTCCGCCGATTGCCAAGGTAGTCGCCGCTACAGTGCTTGGCGTGGTGGCACCCACTGTGCCATTAATATTAATGCTTGCCGTGCCGGTCAGGTTCGTAACCGTGCCAGAGGACGGAACGCCAAGAGCGCCGCCGTTGACGACAAATGCTCCGGCAGTTCCAGTATTAACGCCTAGCGCGGTAACAACGCCCGTTCCTGTTGTCGTAGTTGCGGGGGCTGCACCAGCACCGCCGCCAAGAACAATGGCATTAGCAGCTAAAGCGGCAGACGTTGCCCAAGCCGAGCCACTGCTGAAATACGGCACGCCGCCAGACGTACCAGCCACCGTCAGGGCCAAAGTCCCGCTGGACGTAATGGGCGAGCCAGCAACGCTAATAATGCCGCCAGTGAAGGTCTGGGCAACGCTGGTGACTGTTCCCGTTGTCGGGGTAGTCCATGTCGGCGTACCGGCAGTCGCAGAGGTCAAAACCTGCCCAGTCGTGCCAGCCGCCGTGTACGCATGAGCCGTGCCGGTGCCATAGCCAATACCGCCAGCCGTAGGCGTGGCAGTGGAATTAGTGCCGCCATTGGCAATCGGGACCGTGCCAAGGCTTAGATTGGGCGTAGCGCCACCGCTTGACGCAATGGGGCTAGACGCCGTGACTGATGTTACCGTGCCAGTGGTCGGCGTGGTCCAGGTAGGCGTACCAGCGCCCGCAGATGTCAGGACTTGGCCCGTCGTACCAGCCGCAGAAAAGCCATAAGCCGTGCCAGTACCATACGGGACCGCGCCCGCTGTCGGGGTCGCCGTGCCAGCCGTGCCGCCATTGGCTATGGCAACCGTGCCAGTCAGGCTCAAATTAGGCGTCGCCCCACCGCTAGAGGCTAGGGGGCTAGACGCTGTGACCGACGTAACCGTGCCGGTGTCCGGGGCCGATATTGTTATCGTGCCATGCCCGTTGGTGATCGTGACGCCCGTGCCAGCCGTCAAAGTAGCCGGGGTTAGGGTGCTGCCGGTGGTATTGCCAATAAGAAGCTGGCCGTCCGTGTAGGTTGTCTGCCCCGTGCCGCCATTGGCAACGGGCAATGTGCCGGTCAAGTTGCTGATCGGGATTGTCGCACTGGCAGTCATGGCGCTTGCGCCGTTGCCAATCACATAACCCGTCAAAGTCGTCGCGCCAGTACCGCCATGCGGAACGTCAACCGTGCCGGTCAGGCTGATATTGGGCGCTGTACCGCCGCTGGAGGCTATGGGGCTGGACGCCGTGACGCCCGTAACCGTGCCATTCTCAGGCGCAGACAGTGTGATACCGCCAGCCGTATTGGTGATCGTCATGCCGGTGCCAGCCGTCAAATTGGCAACCGTGTAGCCAGTTCCGTCGCCAATCAGCAGTTGGCCGTTGGCTGGTACGCTGGCCGTGTTCGTCCCGCCATTGGCAATAGGCAGCGTCCCAGCAACGGTATGGGTGTCGTTCCAGTTGGACGGGCGCACAACCGTGGCGTCCGTGCCGTCTGGAATAGCCGATACGAATGTATGCGTCAGCGATAAGGTCACTGCATCATCCCCTGCGGAACAGCCGGTACAGGCTCAACGCCAAGCGCCCTGCCGTCCGGGCCGCGCACAATCCGTTTGGGCGCATTAGCGGCCTGAAGGACATCTTGCAGCTTCTGCATGGACTCACCGTGCATATTTGCCATGTTGTTATGGGCGCTGGTCATCTGGTCCATCGCCATGCGAACGTTATCGCCAAGCTCCTTGGTAATAGTCTCAGACGCCGCCTGTTGGGCTTCTAGCATCGGCAGGTCCATGCCGGGGTTAGCTGCAATCCGGGCAACCATGATCTTAGTCGCCGCGTCCAGTTCAGTCTTCCAGCGGTCAAACTGCTCTTTAGCAGCAAGCTCCTGCATTTTAAGCTGGGCATCATTCTGCTGCCGCTGGTTCTCAAGCTGAGTTTCCATCTGCATCTTCATCTGCTCAATCTGCATATCAGCCTGAGCGCGGGCCTGTTGGCCTTGTACGTCAGCCTGGACCTTCATCTGCGTGGCTTGCTGATCGGCCTGTATTTTCATCATTTCAGGATTGGGCGGCGGGTTCTGGGCTTTCTGGGCGCTTGCCTCCGCCATCTTCTGCAATGCAGCGTCAATAGACCCTTCAATGTTTCTAGCCTGTTTAAACCCGCCAATGCCAAATTTAACGATGTCCATCAGCATGGGAACCATTTCAGGCGAGGACTGACCAGCCGGAACCGCTTCCCGCAGAAAGTTGGAGAAAGCCGTCAGGAACTCAACGCGGTCTTGCTTATTCTGGTTCTCGTCAAGCTGAACCAAACTGTCAGCCGCAACCTGGATGCGGAACGAGCGAAGGGGACTATCCTGCATCAGTTGCAAGGCTTGCGGGATCATCTGCTGATCGGCAGGCGACATTTGAGAAGCCGCAGCTAGTTGCAGGATAGTTTCGGGTTGGAACTTGGTGCAGATAATCTGCGCCTTTAGTCGAAGTAGTTCGCTGGCAAATAGAGCAACGCTCTCCTGCATAGCGCGCAGTCGCAATCCAGCATATTGGCCCTTAAGCTGCTGGGCCGTGGCGGATTCAGACGCCGCACCAGCGCCGCGCAGAATGTCAGAAATGCCTGTAATTTCATAGATTTGGCCTTTGATGTTGGCTTGGGCCTGATAGCAGTTGATAAGCGCGGAGGCCAAAGTTTCGATGGGAAGAAGGTCAATGCTGCCTTTAAGCCCCCCCTTCTCGCTAAAGGCCATCCATTTATCGACTGGGATCAACGTATTGTTGTCGCCCTCAGTCAACAAACGCTGTAGTGCGGGCTGCGAAGCATCGTACACACCACGGACGCGCAGGGATTTGACTAGGCCGTCAATGCGGTCAGTCAGAATATCAAGTTCGTTGGCCTGATCCTGATACAGGATAAAGTCCGGCACTGGGATGAGGCTATCGCTGGTCGTTGTCGCGTATAGGGGCTTGGCGCAGGGGAAGAACCCTTCCAAGTCCAGCGGGTCATCCCGCTCGTCCAGCAGTTCAACATAATCTTCCATGAGCCAGTAAACCTTAGCGGTTTCCTTGTCCCACAGTTCGCACACCTTGGCCTTGTCGTTATTCTTGGACGATTGGCCGTATTTTGTCAGGCTTTCTGGGCTGCTGTTGAACGAAATCTTCTTGGCAATCTTTTTGCCAAAGCGTTCCGTCACAGCATCCTTGGACATATAAACCCAGCGCCAGACTTGGGTTACTTCCTCCCAAGTACGCGCGCAAGTATGTCCGAAATCGCGCCAATGAACGTAATCGGTGGGGGCGCACTCGTAATCAATTTCTTCAGGGGGGCCGTCGTTTCCGGCGGTTTGATTGTGGATGTCGCCTTGGGCTTCTTGGGACTCGCCTTCTTCAATGTCTTCGGTGATTTGGTAGCCATCTTCGGGTACATCCTGCTGTTTGATATGCGGGTCATAGCGGACCCACGCCACTCCACGCCCGCCAAGGAAACGATCTTCCACGGCATGACGCATGGATGCACGAAAATCGGGGTAATGCTCGATTTCGTAATCAAGGGCGCGCTCAATCAGCAAAGACGCAACGCGGCCCACTGGGTCGTTATCGCCAAAGCGGCGCGATACGTCCGCCTTGGGCAGACGGGCGTACACAGCGGGAACTAATGTATTGACATTGGACCAGAGGATGTTGAACCGCGCGGCTTCGTTCATGCCTGTGGTTGTGCTTTGGTCGTCACGATACCGGCGAAGAATCTTCGTGGTCCGCGCTTCCCACTTCTTATATTCATTATTGTAAGCATGAATATTGCTAAGAAGTTTCTGGACAGTCGAATCGACTTTTTCCAATGCCATGACTAATTCCTTAATGTCGTATTAACGCGGCGGCATACCGCCCGGCGGCATCATGGGACGCGGAGGCATGCCCGGAGCCGGTCCGCCTTGCGAAGGCATACCAGGGCGCTGCATAGGTGACATTACGCCCTGAATCTGCATGGGTACGCCGGGGGGCGGACCGCCCTGCTGCATCTGCATCGGGGGCTGCGGCGTAACAATATCACCGCCGCCATTGTATTCGCCGCTGGGTGGCAAACCACCAGCCGCGCCAACCTGACGGGCCAACTGCATACGTTGCATAATTTGCGCTAGGCGCTGTGGGTCGATGGGCATGTGATGTTCCTTTGATTACGAATTATGTGAAGATGCCAACAGCCATGACTTCTACGCCAGCGCCCGTGGTGACTTTCCACGCGCCGTTGGCCGACACAGCATTGAGTTCGACGTTGTACACGCCGGGTACAACAGACGCGCTGGCCGGAATGACCGTGTGCGTGAGAATGCCCGACCCCGTGCCATCGACAATCACGACATTGCCAGTTGCGCCAGTCGTGACCGTGCAGATCAAGCGATGCAGGTAGTCGCCAACTGCGCCCGTTACGCCAAGAACCTGCGCGGACTGGGATGCCGCCACATGCTCATAAAAATACCGATATGGGTTGTTTACGCCGCTCATAGTCTAGCCCTTCTCTTTGTTTTCTGTGACGCCCACATATCGTTAAGCGTCGCCGTGTTGGTCCTGCCCACAATCAATGGGCGCTCGCTCGCCATGATCTTCGGAGCCACTTCGCCCCGCCATGCAACAGCCAGCATTCTGAACGCATCTGCCGGATGGCTGCACCAATTATGCTTGGGAGCCGCGCGGAACGCCTTCTTGTCCTCATCGTATTCGCGCTCGTACTGCCTTAGAGCCTCAATGCCTTCAGCGCACTTGAGTTCGTCAAACCAGCACTTTGGCAACGTCATACGAACAGCCTGAATGCCGTCCTGTACGCCCAGGTCGGGCACGACGTTGATATTCGTCAAACCAAGGTGTTCAGCCAACTGCTCGATGATTGACTTGCCCTGCGCCGCAAGTGTCTTGGCCCGCGCGTCATGTGGCAAGTAATGCTTGCCGTAATGGTACGGCTTTTCTGTAACAACTTTAGCAATGTCCTCAATGCTCGCGCCAGACACAGCATAATAGTCAATAACATGAACTTCGTTACTCGTTACCTGATACCACCAAATTGCCGTGTCATCCCTAAAGCCCAAATCCCACGCTGTATACGTCGGCAAGCTGGGATCGTAAGGAACTGCGCTAATACGGTGCGCGTCCTGCGCCTCACGCATTTCTACGCCGTAATACGCACCCAGAATGGCAGCCTCAAAGCTGCACTCATACTCCTGCATATACTGATCAGGCGTAATCTGGGATTTTACCGCGTCAAGCTCATGCTGAGGCACAATCTGGCTGTCAGTCGCCGTCAGCCTAAGCAAAAACCACTCTTTGGGGTTTCTCTTGGCATCCGTGTAAATATCCCAGAACTGATTCTTGCCCTTGGGCGTTCCCATAAATACAGCCCAGCCCTCCTTGTCAGAAAGCGTGGGCCGAATGACATGGCCCCATACAGAGGGCCGAAAATCGCCGTATTCGTCTAGCAAAACGCCATCAAAGCCCAAACCGCGCATAGCGTCAGCATTATCAGCCCCGAAAAGCCTGATTTTAGCGCCGTTTATTAGATCAATCTGTAATTCAGCCTCATTAGCCGCCCTGGCAATGGGCTTGCTAAACCGCTTCAGGTAATCCCAGGCCACAGACTTGGCTTGGCTGCGATACGGGGCAATGTAGCCAAAAAGCGGATTTTCCGACTTGCAAGTGACCGCCGCCCGTATGAGGTCGTTGACCGCAGCAACTGTCTTTCCAGCCCGACGATGCGCCACAAGGCAACCCCACCGCTGCGAACGGTTGTGAAACGGCTCGAAGGCGTCTCTAGGCGAGTACGCAATGGCTATTTCTTTTCTTGCCACGAAATGACTAGCTCCACCGGGCCTTCATCAGGGCCAGTTACCTCGTTACGCGCCAGCTTTGGCACATGGTACTCAATCAAGTCCGAAAAACACTGAAATGCAGCCCGAGGGCCGTCACGCTCGTAAACTTCGTCAAGCCAGCCGTTAAGCCTGTCCGCATTGCCATCAATAAAGCTCGCAATCATTTCGCGCGCCTTCATCGTGGACTTGCATTTCGAGCCTTTAGGACGCCCAGCGCCACGGCTCATGATGTTACCCTTCTTGAACGGGGGGCCAGCCATTATGTGTCGTCCCGCTTCATGTTTTTCATAGCATTCGCCAGCTTTGGCCCCTTGTCAGCGCGGTTGTACTCCTTGGCGACCTTCATCGGGACGCCCGCCTTCTTAGCAAACTTAGAGTCGTGAGCCGCAGCAGCCATGAAACGGCGCTGCTTGTCAGATGTCGAGGGCATATAGCACCATATTTAGGTGAATCCGCCTGGATCATGAGCATATTTGAGCGCGGCGTCAATATGTTGTGGGAATTGAGGACGGCGCAAGGCTTCGTTTTGGGTTTCCCGGCAAATTTTGGGAGCAGCGCGCAAGATTAGTTTTATGCGGCCCATTTGTGGGGGGGGCCTATGTCTATATCGACCCCACCCCGTCGAAGAAAGTTTCGGCCAGC